CGTCAACCATTCATGCGTGAATTGGTGCGTGTATTGACTACCGACAATATGTATATCGCTTGGGCAGAACAAGCTAATCCAGATCCAGGAGTTGCCGGCATGGTTGCGGAGGGGGATTCAAAACCACAAACTGATTTCGATATTGTTGAGCGTTCTAAAAAAGTAGAGAAAATCGCTGTTTGGATTAAAGTTTCTAAAGAAGCCTTAGCTGATATTAAATTCTTGCAATCGGAAATCAACACCGAGTTAAGGGAGTTGGTTGAATTGAAATTAGACGAGCAGATTTTAAGCGGGAACGGGACAAGTCCAAACTTGACTGGTATCAATACAGTTGCTCCAGCATTCGCTGCTGTTACAACTTTAGCTTTGTCTATTCCTACACCAAACCGTTTTGACGTTATCATGGCTGCAGTAGCTCAGATCGCTGCCGCTAATTTTATCGCTGATACAGTTGTTTTAAACCCTGCTGATTACTATGCTATGCAGTTGGTTAAAGATGCTGAAGGGCGTTACCTATTACCTCCTTTCAGTACTGCTGACGGAATGATGGTAGCTGGATTAAGGGTTGTTGCAAACAATGGCGTAACAGTTGGTAATTTCTTAGTTGGTGACTTCAAGAAAGACAACTTAGCAATCAGAGAAGAATTCAACATTCAGATTGGTTATGTTAATGATGATTTTACTAAAAACTTAGTAACTATCTTAGCTGAAATGAGAGCTGTAAACTATATCAAAACAAATCATATCAATGCATTTGTTAAAGGTACATTTGCAGCTGCAATTACTGCTTTGACTAAGCCATAAGTTATTTTGGTTAAATAGATTGGAAAGCCTAGCGGAAACGTTAGGCTTTTTTGTTTGTAAATAAATAAGTACATTTGATTAAACAAAATTCATTCACTATGAAAGTAAAAGCTAACATTAGATTTGTCAACTCATTCGATGGTAAAATCTATGACAAGGATGATCAATTTGAAGCCAAGGAAGCGGACGCAAAATATCTTATAGATAACAAGATTGCTTCAGAGGTAAAGACAAAAGAAACTGATAAAACAGAGAAAAAATATGAAGAAAAAGAAATTGTTTCTAAACCTAAAAAATAATGTCAGTTTATCAGTTAATAGACGAAGCCGAAGTAACGGAGCCTGTATCATTAGCAGAGGTTAAAGCCTATTGCCGTATTGACGCAGATTACACCAGTGAAGATACGGATTTAGAAATTACAATGACTGCTGCTAGGGTAAGGTTGGAGCAATATCTAAATATCGGTTTAGCTAATCGTGACGTTACGATGCAATGGAGTGGATGTCCAGTTAATTTGCCTTTGAGCCCAAATTTTACCATTATTAGTTTACAGGATAAAGATAGCCAGCCAGTAAGCACTGATGATTATCATATAACCAAATACCAGGCAAAAAGAATTGGCATTAATTCAATGTCTTTTTTAGACGGTTACAATTGGTTTTATAATATTGATGGGGGTGTTCAAGTGTGGGATATTGACGGTTCTGTACAAGATGAAAGTTTTTACACCTTAGTTTACAACACTGGTTACGAAGATTTACCTAAAGCATTAAAACAGGCATTGTTAGCTGAAATAGATTATCTGTATAAACTAAGAGGAATGCCGGTTTCTGATGTGGTAAGCCCTAATGCAGTATTATTAGCAAACGGATATTCACGTAATCTGATATTATAATGGAATTATTAGTAAGTGGTTGGTATAATATTTTTATAATACAACATGCAGACGGCAAAAGAGTTGAATTTAATACTCTAGATAAAGCCTTAGATTATTTTAAACTAAATAAATGAAACCAATTGCAGGACTTTTAAACCAGAAGATTGAGATATACAAATTTCAAGATACTGATGATGGTGCTGGTGGATCGGTTCCGGAAAGAGTTTTATATTGGGCAACTTCCGCAAATGTTAGGTCGTTAAAAGCTGGCAGGAATTTAGAAGCAAACCAAGAGCGATTGAAATCTGTATTTGATTTTGAGGTTAGGTATAGAGATGATAAATTTGTAATTGCAGATATGCAAATTGAATGGCGTGGACAGGTATTTACAATAAACCAAGCCGAACCGGATTACGTGTATAAAGAGAAATTAATTATTAGGGCAATAGCAAACGATCTACCAGCACAATGAGTAAGATTACGGGATTAGATCAAGCAATATCAAAACTTTTAGACGCTTCAAAAGAGTTTCAACAAGAGGTAAAAGAGATTGTTGAGTTTAGGACTGGAGAAATCGAAACAAAAGCGATTGCAGATGCTCCCGCAGGTGGAGATAGGATAAATACTACCAATGGAAGTATATTGTTATCTAGTGTTGGCAAAAAAGGTTTTACGCCAATAAACCAAGCGATAGGTTACGTTATTTCTCCAGATGGATATAAAGGTTCGGTATTTGTTGAGAAATCGGCAGGAGAGGTTGCCGCTTATGTTGAATTTTCGACTGGTCAGGATGCCTCATCATATCTTGCAACGGTTGAGCCCGAATGGAGGGAACAGGCTAGGAAGTTTTACGTTAATGGCAAGGGTACCATAATTGGCAAACCTTATCTTTATCCTAATTATTTAAAACAAAGAACAGAGTTCCTTAAGGACTTGACGAAATTAGTAAAAGGTTTCAAGATATGAAAGATCCAGATTTAGCAATAAGAACAGCATTAGTGGCAGCGCTAAATGGAATTACCTATTTAACGAAAACCATAGCTGTATTTGAAGAAGATTTACAGGAAACTGACACGCGAAAGAAAGCCATTCTAAATATCGGTAATCAGCAGGTTGAGGCTTATATACTATTGACAAATCAAACGTCAAATGACACGTCCGCTAAGTGTCTTAGGGCAGACCAGGTTTCTATTCAAGTTCAGGTTACAACGGTATGGCCAGCAAATAAAGGTGGCTCTAAAGTAGCTGAAGAAATAGGCGAATTGGTAACCGATAGATTATTCACTACTGATGGATTATTCACGACACTTGAAACTACTTTGCCAATAAATGTTTGGATGGGCGAATTAGCTGAAAGAAGAAATCTTAAATACGATACAACAAGTTCTAAAGTATGGATCAAAAACCTGTTTCTGATATTCCAGACTACGCAGTATTAGCCGAACAACTATTCCCATTTCCTACCCGCTGTTGCTCTTGGAACAGAAAGCGTATATTATGGAAACGCGAACATTGGATTACTTCTGAAATTTCCAAGTTGCAAACAGCCAAAAAAGAAGCAGACAAAGGATAGCGAATATTGCGATGCCTGTAATAACGGTAAACGGTTGGCGTGCTAGTGATTGGATTAGTGTTGTGGTCATAAATCAGTTGGGTTAACGTTTTCGATTGAATAAACTCTATTGCATTTAACTAAATCACCTTTACCATCGTCGTAAGTAAAATTATAAAATCCAGCTTCTTCTATGATGCCAACAACAAATATAAATTTTGCTTTTACAATCATTCCATATTGGCGCAGCAAACGTGGGTTCTTAAATGTGATTTTAATCATTTTTTGAATCTGCTAAAATATCAATAGCTTCTCTAACCGCTTCCCTTTTTACCCTTTGATAATTTGCTTCTTCTATTTCAAAAGCAAGTTTCAAAATCATATCCCATTTTAAGGAAATAGCTTTATGCACGAAAGCGTTAAATGATAAGATTTCATGTGTATCTCGCCTTAAACAAATATGCCTTTTATTATGATGAGTTATTTGGGCATTCATATACCCTAAATGACCATGTCGGTTTTCTAATATAGATTTTAGTTCTTCAATTGCTGATTTCATTTTCTTTTCTCTTTAAATAATAAGGCCGCTCAACCATCCGATTGAAACGGCCTCTCTAAATTAACGCTCTTGAGCTAAGGTAGAAACATTTTATAATTCGACACTATTTGTAACTTTAATTTTACTAAACTTGCCCCCTCTATTATCATTTTGTTGTTTTCTAGTTGCCCATCTGCAATTTAAAGGCTCATAATCTCCATCGTTATCAATCCTATCTAATTGCATATCTGGCAAAGGATAATCCATATCAATTATGAATTGATCTAAATTATTAAGCCAATTGTTACATACCTTTATCCCTCGACCACCATAACGATTATACCTTTTGTTTTTTTCGTTATAGCATCTACTCTTCATATCACGATGTACGTAATACATTTTTTGCCTCTTTTCTTTTTCTTCTTGTGTTATTGGTTTTTCCATAAAAAATAAAACCCTGCATTTCGAGGTCGTAGGCTCTACTCTGCAAGGTCTTTAAATTTCTTTCTGTTAATTAATGCACCTACGACAATGCAGATACAATATACGAAACATATAGCATTATACATCAATAAAATATATTTTGCTATATCGTAGTATAATTGTTACATTTGGTTAAATAATTAAAAAGAAATGGCATTTTTAAACGGGCGTACAGTATTGCTGTACATTGATACCACTACTCTACCAACCACACCTGTAGACGAAGTAACTACAGAAGATGCGATTTTGGTAGCTTGTCTTACCTCTAACGGTTTTGATGCAACAACATCGGCCATTTCAACAACGACTAAATGTTCTGGTAGTTTTGCCGAATCGCTTGATGGCGAAAAGGGATGGACTATGAGCGCAGAAGGCCAAGCTATATCTTTAGGGGTTGGAGATACTCGTATTAACCACAATGCATTATTCAAACTTTGGAAAGCAGGAACTACTTTTTGGGCATTTATGTTCGATACTGCTGGTGCCTCAAACGCTTCGATAACCATGCGTTATGGATTGGCTCGTATAGACAGCTATTCTGATGCTGCTCCAGATAATGAAGCTCAAACGTTTTCTATTAGCTTGACAGGCGTTGGTGAGCCAGGAGATCAAGACGAAATTGCACCTGTAACTCCTTAGTATGACTGGTAAAGTTGCATTTGAAATAGCGGGTAAAACATACCAACTTTGGTTTGGTATGACTGCGACAGGAATATTTGAATCTGAATCAATTAAACAATTGAACCTTCAAGGCGGAGAAGGACTAGATAGAAATACATCTTTCGCTACTGTAGTTTATGCTGGTTTATGTAACGCTGCAGATGCGGCCGTTAAAAACAGGCCAACATTTGCAGAGGCATTAGAGTTGAATGATGAAATCCTGTTAGATGAAGAATTACAGAAAAGTATTTATTCTGCGTGGGAAGAAAGTAAACCTGTAATATCAATGATGGAGAGGCTTAGTGCTTACACCAAGGCTAACGGAGATAAAAAAAAAGAAGATACAAAGGGAAAAATCTAGTTTCTGACTATAATTTTGACGAAGTTAAGGCTTTTGCATTTGGTCAATTAGGACTAAGTCCAGAAGCCTTTTCTTTAATGACACAAAGGGATTATGTAAATCATTGCGTTGGATATTATGATAAAAGGAAAAGTGAAGAAGCTATAAATAGAAAAGTTTGGTATGCTATTGTTCAAGGATGGGCAGATCACAAGAAGTTACAGCCAGTACATCATTTATGGCCCATAGTTGGCGAGGAAATACCAAAGGTTAAAGTGCCTAGCTTGAGAAAGCTTAAACAGTTAGATAAAATATTCAAGAGCATAGGTAAGATAAAATCAAATGGCTAATCCACAGTTAACGGTTGAAATAAGCGCAAAGATTGACGGCTTACGAGATGCATTCAGCAAGGCTGTTAAGGAGATAAATGGTTTAGATAATAAAACAAAACAATCATTATCTTCTATTGACAAAGGTTTCGAGAAACTTGCAAATGATATTGACAGATCAATGTCTAAATCCGCTGCTTCGACAAGTAAAGCCAGCAGCACCATAACCAAAAACCTAGCAACGGCAGCCAATGCAACGGCAAAAGCTGGACAAGGTATAGCCGTTGGTGCAAATCAAGCTGGTAATGCCTTAACAAATTTAGGGCGGGTTGCTCAGGATGCACCATTTGGATTTATTGGCATTCAGAACAACCTCAACCCATTATTAGAAAGTTTTCAAAGGTTAAGAGAGACAGCGGATCGAACAGCGCTGCGCTAAAGGCTTTAGGTCAATCTTTAATCGGGCCAGCAGGATTAGGCATAGCATTATCGGTTGTAAGCGCTGGCGTTTTACTTTACCAACAATATCAGCAACGAGCAAATAAAGCTATTGAGGATGCCAAAAAAACAAATGAAGATTATGTAGCATCACTAGACGCAGTTAATGGCGCAAGATTAAAAGGAACTCAAAACGCACAAAAGGAACTTACCGATTTAAATAGTCTTTTTTCTGTTTATAGGGATGCAAATGTGCCATTAAAACAAAGAAAAGAAGCATATCAAGACCTACAAAATCTTTATCCTAGTTATTTTGGTAATTTAAAATTTGAAACAAGCGCCACTAAAATACAGGAAGATGCTCAAAGAAAGCTAACTGCAGAAATAATTGCAACTGCAAGAGCTAGAGCGTTTGCTGACAAAATTACTGAAAATGCTAAAAAATCATTTGAACTTGAAAGTAAAAGGGATGAGTTAGCGCTACAATTAAAAATAGCAAAATCTGAGCAAACCTCTTACGCTGATGCTTTGGGCGGTAGTGCTGAAGTTAGAGACATATACACTCAACAGCTGGATTTACAGAGGCAAATAAGAGAAACTAAAGAAGAAGATTTAAGACTACAAAAAGAGATTACCAAAGAAGTAATCAAGGGTGGTAAAATAATTGATACAGTAACGCCAAAAGGGGCGAAGGCTGCAAAATCTGCAAAACCTAAATTAAACACAACAAGTTTACCTTCATTGACTGGTGACGGCATAGGGATTGGCGCAGTATTACAACAATTACAAGCACCTATAACACTACCTCAAGTTACGGTACCAACAGGACTGTCTGACTACATTAAGTTAATGCAAGAGGCGTATTACTCAAATGTTAGGTTTGGGGATAGCGTTAAGGAGCTTGGGGCAACCGCGTTAAGCTCTGGAATATCAGAAGCATTTAGCGCGATAGGTCAATCATTATCGGATGGAACAAATGCAATAGATGCTTTTGGTACTGCTATATTGAGCGCATTCTCGTCTTTCCTAAATCAATTAGGACAGATGTTCATCAAAGAAGGTATTGCTCAAATTGGATATGGTATTGCTCAAAATCTAATATTACCTGGTAGTGGTGCGAATCGAATTGCTGGTGGAGCCGGAATGATTGCGGCAGGAGCAGCTATTTCTATATTAGGAGGGGCAACTAAAGGCGGTAAAAGTAAAAAAGGATCAGAACCTGTAAAGCCAATAAAAGGTTTTGCTACTGGCGTGAATAATTTTAGCGGAGGTATTGCATTGGTGGGCGAACGTGGCCCAGAGCTGGTAAACTTACCAACTGGATCTAGCGTAATGAACAACACAAGCACTCAGAGAGTAATGGAAAGGAATAATTCAGAAATTGTGATAGGCGCTTCTATTGATTTTTCAATGAGGAAATTAGTTGTTGAGATAGACAAGGAGCGCAAATTAATGGGGAGGTCTAACTAATGGCCGCCAACGTAATCGATGAATTCTGGGTTAAGCCACAAGGTATATTTGCTTCAAAGCGATATATTAGGGTTTTGGTTGATGAAAATGGTATTATATCAAACCAAAATGTGCCTGGCAAAGAAATAATCAACCAAGATAGAATAAGCGATTATAAGTCCAATGGTAGGCAGTACGGGGTTGGCAATCAAATGACCCAATTCTGTAATTTCATTACCCATGCTAGATACACAGTGATAGCGCAGGACGAAAGACCATTCGCATACGTTGTTGATGAATTGGATGTTCCTGCCTGCGGATTTGAAGAACCATTACCAGAGCCGAACGTTCCATTTAACCCTTTTGGCAACTTGGTTTACAATCCCTACAAGTTCTTTGATTATTGCGACTGGGATGGAGCGCCGATTTCTGTTGTAATAGAAAAAATAGATTATACTGGCGATCCGATAAAAATACTTGCTGCCGATGGTGTGCCAATTAAAATAATACGTTCTGAAGTTGAAGATATAACGGTACCGATTAGAGCAATACCCTCTTTGATGAACATCTGACCTAATTGATTAAGGAAAGATGAAAAAGCACTTAATATAGCTGTGCCAAAAGCATCTATTGCATTTGTACCATCCGATAACGATTGTCCTATTGCGCTAAACGCTTCTGATATTCCCGAACTTAACGCAGTTGCGCCAAGTTGTTTAACGCTATCACCAAACCTAACATTTGAGTAATATGCTTCTTGCATTAACTTAATGTACTCTGAAAGTCCTGGCGGTACAGTAACTTGAGGTAATGTAATAGGCGCTTGTAATTGTTGTAATACTGAGCCAATGCCAATTCCTTCACCAGTAAATGAAGGTAATCTTGTAGTGTTTAATTTTGGTGTAGATTTTTTAGTGCCGCCACCTGTTCCGCCTCCACCACCAAAACCACCTGATATTTTACCGCCTTTGGCAACCTCCTTATTTATTTCTTTTTCAAGTCTTAAATTTTGCTCTAAAGCCTCTCTTTTCTCAACTTGTAATTGTAGTTGTTGTTCATAAATATCCCTAGTCTCAGCACTACCACCTAAAGCAGCGGCTAAAGAAGTATCGCTTTCCTTAGATTTTTTTATCTCAGCAGCTAAGTCGGCAATCTTTTGATCAATTTCTAAAACCTTTTGCGAGTTTTCTGCAATCTTGTCGCTGAATGATCTTGCTTTTGCGCTTGCAATAATAGATTGTGTTAACCTATTGTATGCATCTTTTGTTGCATTGGTAGCTTTTTCTTCAAATGCTAGATTGCCGAAGTAACTAGGGTATTGTTTTTGTAATTCTGAATACGCTTCTTTTCTCGCTGATAAAGGTTGGTTTGCATTTTGGTAAGTCCTAAAAAGAAGTCCTAACGTTACTATTTCCTTTTGAGCGTTTTGTTCGCCTTTAAGTCTTGCCCCTTCAATTGTTTCTAAAGAAGCAACATAATCATCGGTAGTTTTTTTGGCGTCCTGTATCGCCTTATTAGCTCGTTGCTGATATTGTTGATAAAGCAGAACTCCTGCGCTTACAACCGACAAAGCTATGCCAAGTCCTGCCGGCCCTGCTAATGATTGTCCTAAAGCTTTTAAAGCAGCGCTGTTAGATCCGCTTTCCGCTCTTAACCTCTGGAAACTTTCTAATAATGGGTTTAAGTTGTTTTGAATTCCAACAAAACCAAATGGAGCATCTTGTGCAACTCTGCCTAAATTGGTTAACGCATTACCCGCTTGATTTGCTCCAACAGCTATGCCCTGTCCTGCTTTTGCGGTTGCATTCGCTGCCGTTGCTAAGTTTTTGGTTATTGTACTACTGGCTTTGCTAGTCGAAGCAGCGGATTTAGACATTGAGCTATCAATATCATTCGCTAATTTTTCAAATCCCTTATCTATAGATGATAGAGATTTTTTAGTATTGGCATCTAATCCGTTTATCTCCTTAACAGCTTTGCTGAACGCATCACGTAAACCGTCAATCTTTGCGCTTATTTCAACTGTTAACTGTGGATTAGCCATTTGTATTTTTCCTCCAGCCGTAGCTCTTTATGTAGTCGTGGAATTCGTTTAATTTTTTTGCCCTTAGTTTTGTGATTCTGTAAACTTGTGGTTTAGGATCGCCTAGTATTGGCCAGAATTTCTCTTTCTTAGGTAATTTTTTAGGATCTGCCCACCCCTGAACAATATTATAGTTTAGTTCTCTTTGTAGAATTTCTTCACCCCTTGATTTTTCCCTATAACCAATGCAAAGGTTTACATAATCACGTTGCGTTAAACTAGCAAATTCAATCGGTGATAATCTAAGATAACCAAAGGCAAATATTTTTACTTCGTCCCAGTTATCTTTTTTGTCACTTCTTTTTTTTTACCAACCGATCCGCTAAGTTTATTTAGCCTATCCATCATTTCTTTTACTGGTTTGCTCTCCTCCCAAACTTTGTATATTTCTGTCTGTAGTTTTTCGTCGTCAAGGATAGCTTCAGCAATTTCATAAGCCCGCTCAAAAGACGGCCTATTTACCATCTTAACATCTGCATTATTACAAAGCCCAGCGTAAATCAATGTGGCGTAGGATGTGTTATTATCTAACTCTCCGTTGCCCTGTAATTCCAATTGTTGAGTAGATAACCTTTGGAATATATTTACAGAAGTCATGCCGAACCAAACAGAATGCTCTACACCGTCAATATTAAAAGAATACTTTCCAGTCATACTAAGGAGTTACTGGCGCTAAATCGTCTTGATCGAAAATGTAACCGATACCAGTAATTGATATGCTAAAAGTTTGCGCCTCATTATCTGGGAAAGCGTCGCTATCACTATCGATACGTCCAACTCCATAACGGATTGTAACGCTATCTTCTGTTGCGTTTTTATCTGCAATCATCCACCAATAAGGAGCAGAAGAACGCCAAATTTTAAACATATCGTTGTGATTTTTTCTCAAATCTCCAACTTCTTTTGGTACAGCTAACCCGTCAGCACCAAAAGTCCAACCCTGCTCACCGCCTACGCTTTCCGCAAACTGTCCGTCAGAACATTTTGAAGTTGCCGAAATTGGCGATGTTGTGCCGTCAAAACTAACGTTGGTCAAACAAGCTGCAGCTACAAAATTCTCAATCGTTAAATCAGTGCCATCAGCAGTGATTGGATCTATAGTGTTAACAAATAGAATGCTGGGCCTAGCATTGATAAAAGGATTTGCCATTTCTCTTGGATTAAATTATTTATTTCAAATGTAGTGAAAATTTTACAATTACAAATAAGCAATTAATTTTAAAAATCTTATATTTATTTTGTATTCGCGGTACAAAAATATTAAGACATTTAAAGCATTGGTTAGTAGAGCCGCGAACTCGAAAGCCAATGCTTTTTTATTATGAGATTTAAATACAATAATGCGTTTTCTGAAAAGGATAGCAAAGACAGGTTAAAACAAGGTGTTTACATGTTGTACCACGAAGAAAGTCCTAATATAAATTATATTGGATATACTTATTGTAAAGGTGGTTTTTATATGAGGCTAAGACTTCATATATCTAGATTAAAAAAAGACGATAATGCTAATTCTAAATTATTTGACGTCGTTTTGGAACGAGGAATTCATGGATTAAGGTTGAAAATTTTAAAAATATGCTTTTCATTAAATGAATGCATAGAAGAAGAAATAAACTTCATTAAAAAAATTGCTCCTAACTGCAATGTTATTACCCCTAAGCCTAAGAAAAAGTTTTCTATACCATTTATTCAAAAAGATTTTAAATCAAAAGACATTAAAAATTGGCCTTTTATTCTTTCTATCATGGATGTTGGAGATGTTTACGAAACAAATTTAAAACATTACGGAGGAATAAGGATTGCTATAAGTCGTTGTAAGGATAAAAAATTTAAAACAAGAACTAAGGATGAAAAAATTAAATTATTTCGTATATCATGATTGTTACACTTATGTAACTATATAACATTGTATATTTACTTTCAGAGAGCGTTAATTTAGAGAGGCCGTTTCAATCGGATGGTTGAGCGGCCTTATTATTTAAAGAGAAAAGAAATGAAAAAGTTTGAATACAAAATAGCATTGACATTTTTACATAATGTAGAACTTCAAGACCAAATTAATAAAGCAGGTCAAGAAGGATGGGAATTAGTTTCTGTAACTCCTAATTATTTCAGAACTGATGACCATGCAATTTGTAGTAGAGAGTTATTTTTAAAACGTGAAATAAATGATTAAAATTAGTTTCAAATACCCATATAAGTTTATTGATGAATATGGAGATTATTTTATTTCTACTTTTTTAATAGGCAGATATATAAAATATCCATTTGGTAAAATGATTTTCTATGGCGATAATTCTTATCACATTGGAGACTTAGAAATCAAATCAATCGAACACGTTAAGCCAACTGATTTATGAGTATAGAAATAACAAGAGAAGCGCAAGGGAGACCTATACAAAACTTCATAGAAGAAATTGAAGTTACCGAATTAACTATAACTATAAAAATGGAACCTTTCAGAACTGTTAACGAACAACTTAAAGATTTTTGTTTGGAATATTTAAAGACTGATTTATGATCACCGACCTAATAGGCAAACGCTTTTGTTATTACGGAGGCAGAAAGAAAGTAACTGGCAAGATTAAGAATGTAATGGTTGATACCGTTGCGTTCAAGAGCAAGAAAAGTATTTTGCTTATTCCAGTAGTATTTATCTTCTCGGATAACAATATAGTTTACAATTCAAACGACATTACAATATTTATATGACCACAACAATAATCCAATCACTAGCGCGCCAACCATTTACAGTCATTACTGGCGTCGCAATATTCGCTATCCTTTGCCTATTTCTTTTTTGGCTGTTTGCAACTTGGAAATTTCGGAAGTGATCCACTGTTCACGCTTCCATAATATCCGCTTTCTGTTCCAAGAGCAACAGCGGGCAGGAAATGGGAATAGTTGTTCGGCCTGTTCATTTAATGTCATATTTCATCTAGAATAATCCTATACCTAACCAATTGCCTAAAAATGTTCATTGTGTCGGTTATGTTATCCAATGACGTTGAGCTTTCTAGTGAAATCCTAAACACCGAAAACCCATCTGCAATAAAGTCTTGCATACCTAATATTACTTCATCTTCCAGATCATTAACAGCAACCCTGTCCCCTTGATTTCCGGCGCCAGTATATCTTGTTATTAGATCTAGTAATATTGTGCAATCCCATTGACCTCCGCATTTTGATATTTCGTTGTCAAGTTTCGTTTGCGTAGAAAGTAGAATGTATTTAGCTGGATATTCAGAACCTGGCACACGAATATCATGTATTGGCGTTGTAGTATTTAGGCAATCTATTACGCCTTTTCTAATCCATTTATCGGGGTTCTTTGTCATTGTGAAAGTTTCGCTAAACCTTTTGTTAATACTTCTATAAGTTTTTTTCTGCCATCAACAAAAGCAGGGTATAAAAACGGTTGAGGTCTAAGATTAATCTGCCTAACGCCTTTCCCCTTATATATTTCTGCTAATTCTCTTAATTCTTCTGGCACGTTAACCAATCCGCCTGTTCCGAACTCTTGATAAGCCGCATAGCTTACGTTTACTGATACCATTGCGCCAAGCCCTGCATCAGTCTTAGAATAGTTTATTGACTGCCTCAGCTTACCTAAATCAACTGGAGCTAGTTTCTTAGCTTGTAGTTCTATTTCTCTACCGCTTGCCTCAATTTCGTCCTTTATAAAATCTTCCGCTTTGGATCCGAATTGATTTAATTTAGTAATCAGTTCCTTGAAACCTTTTATACCACTCATGGCATTACTGTTTCTTCTCGTTGGCAGTAGATTTCCATTTCAAGATTTTCTACGTTAACGTTTCTAACGCCTTTAATAATGTATCTTTGGTTTCTATACTTAACCAAAAGTGTGCGCGCTTGCCATTTAAAATCATTTCTAAAGCCAACCTTGAATAAAACAGGATCTTCAAATGCATCAATGCCGAAATCAGTTGCTTTATATCCTACCCCATTTGTAATAACTTGCGCCCAAGAATTAAAGAGCAGGGTTTCAACAGAACTACTCCCTCCAAACTCATTTTGGGTTAAAGTAGTTTCGAAAACTGAAACACGCTTATTATATTCTCTTGCAATCATTTATACAAACCTCCTGTAAGTATCTAAAACTTGTGTTACTGAAATTGGAATTAGAGTTGAGTTAGCTTGCTTCTCGCTTTCATAATACCAAACCTTTATAAGTTGTAAAGCACATTGAATAAAATCATCCGGCACATCTGCAGTATCAGTATATCCAACGTTTAAATATAAATCAACCGATTGATCAATATAAAACAAACTATAAAGCGGTTTTACCTTGTTTTTCGCATCGGCGGGTGTCATTGAGTTTATTGGATATTGATAAACCTTAGTCCATTCATCACAACTATTATAGGCTGTTACAGCAATATCGGTAGGAATGAAAATATAATTGGTATACCGCTGCATAAAGATAAACGCAGCCTTGATCATGCTTTCAATCTCGGCATCGTCCTCATTCATCCCGTCGTCTATACGTAGATAGGTTTTTGCACGATCTAACGCTATAATATCCAAATAACCCATTTATTTCTTTTCTAATTTAGGCTTTATAACTTTCTTTTCAGTTGCTAGTTCGGCAACGGTGCATTGAATTAGGTAATTAGCTAATCCTTCTGGTAATTCTTCAGTATCGCCAGCTTTGTAAACATCGTGTGATTTTAAGAATTTTACTTTCATAATCAAATATATAAAAAAAGCGTTACAAATTAATGCAACGCTTTTCGTTTAATTATTTAAAGACTATGCAGTAGCAGTAGTGCCTTTGATGAAGTAATCTGGACCATACACCGGAAGCGCATAGTTTCCTTCAACACGAACAGTCACTTTGTTCTCACGAACGTTAGTTCCGTCTTGTTCAAAGAACTCGATTCTCATGCCTTCCTGGGTTAACAACTGCGCACCCATTGCGAAATCACCTACGATATAATCCGGAGCTGTAATAGCTGTCGAAGCATAAACAGGGATGCCGAATAAATACATTTGGTTACCTACAAAAGTAACGCCCATTGGTAAATCGTATTCGCCTGAACCAGTAGCTTTGTTTTTAAAGAAGCCATAGTAATCAATAGGGCGTAAAACAATACCAGTAGCATCACGCTCGTAAGTATCTTCTAAAACAGCGATATCAGTAATCAATTTCTCGATTAATTTATCGCTAATAGTAGCTGTTGAAGCAACGAAATTACCAGCTGTTAAAATACCTTTTAAGTTTGGAGTAGTCCCGTTACCGTAAAGAATTTGAGCATCTTTAACACGTTCAAATTTATCCGGCAAACGTTGAGAAAGGTAAGAAGCAAAGCCAGGAATGTTATTCATTGCTTTACGAGTTACCCTCATCCAACCTGCAATAGTTTCGATTTGAACTGTAGCCTCAACCAAATCTAAATCGAATTGCGGCTTAGTTGCGCCCTCTGCTACTGGAGCAAAGTTACCTTCACCTACACCGTTTTCACGCATGAAAGTGAATGAGTTACCTGGTCCAATGTTTCCGCCCGGTAAAATATCGCTCATGTGAACTTTACGATTCGGATTCATGTGGATTTCAGGAGCGTAAACCTGACCATAACGGTTACCGCCTGTAACGTTAGCTGTAGACATATCGCCAACTGCTTTTAATTCAATTACAAGGTTTTTAGTTTCCTTGCGCTCAAACTTAGCTAGGTTGTCAGTATTCTCAATCAAAGCTTCGTTGATAACTTGCTCAAATGATTTTTGCTCTGCTGCTGGAGTAGTAATTGATACACGCTCTTGCAAACGAGCATCCAATTTATCAGCATGATCTTGAACAGCTTTGATTTGTGCTTTAAATTCTGTTTCTAAAGCTTCTTTTGCTGATTTAATTTCTTCAGCAAATAATCCTTTTGCTTTTTCATCAAATGCACTCATAGCAGATTTAATCTGCTCTGTTGATTTGGTTTCTAACGCGGTCTCTAATCCTTTTTTAAGTTCCGCTAATTGTTCTTCTAAAGTTGGCATATCCTACTTAGTTTTTAATGAGTTTGTAAATGATTTAATTATCTCGATCATCGGCTCATCAGTTTGGGTGGATAGCTCCGGCGCAAAAGTGAGTGACTTTAATATTCGTTCTACCTGTATCAGTCTAGAATCTGAATAAGGTAAATTATACATTTTTGTTAATTGCTCGATTATATCTGAAACGCTTTCTGCAGATTTAACACCCCTAACAATAGCTGATGAGTTTGCGCCCCAGCTTGTAAGGAATGAATATTCCTTCAATGCATATTCAGTAATAATCTTTGTGTTTTTAGTATCACGTCTAACTACACGATAACCGATTGATAAATCAGCTTCCTGTCCGTTATCAGTAACTAACTTTACATCATGGTACATATCACGACCCAAAGCTGTATTCATGTTAAATTGAGTAACCGTTAAAAGTCCGTAAGGGTCTTGAGGATTAATTTCCTTTGGAACACCTATCATTTCCTTTACGTTGTGGTTTTTTAATACTCTTATCTTCTTAAAGTTTTCAGAAACTGTCTTAACGAATGATGAGGGATGGGAAATATCCCCATCAGAATCTTCATTGTTGTATGCGTTAGCAAACGCTTCTACAATACCCTTAGTATCGTCTAAACCTTTGACCTCAGAAGCAAATTTTTTTAGTAACTGTTCCATTAAGTAACATTATAGTTACAAATATAACAATTTATCGTAATTACAAAATTATTTTATTTTCTTATGATAAAACCATCTGCATCACGTTTCGGTCTTAAAGCGACTGAGCATCTGCAATTAATTATATCGCCAGCACTTCCTGAAGTATCTCCTGGGTAATCCATTTTATCTACTATCCCATCTTTAGAGCGCAATATAAACTTTTCATTTTGCTCAACAGCAACACCGTTCATGTGATAATGGTCGAACTGGTCTTTAGGCTTAATCCTTGTCCTCTTATTTTGGGTAGATATCCAAACCTTTTCCAATACTATTCCAGATGTTTCACCAGATATTAAAGCGGCATGATTTGCAGCGGTCGTGCTTTCGGTTCTTGCTATCCTTGTAACTTCATAACGGCTTAATATATTTCTACCTATTCTGTCACGAATAAACCTTTGCATTTGTTCGATTGTAAGGTTATCAGCGGATGCTTGGACAACTAACTCTATTATTTTTTTTGCCACCGTATCTAAAACAGATGTTATTCTACTGCCAGCGTTTTCACGGACCCAATCAACAATTGAATTTTGAAATATCCTATTAAATAAAGGTTTTTCGTAGTCTTTTAACTCTCGATTAATGCCACGGCCAATTCTATTGCCATGAATAAGACCTATGGAAGTATAAACTTCTATATAAGCATGCGTAAGCTTGTCAGAATTTATATTTAATTCTATTAAAGCCCTTGCATTTTCATAAGTGATGTTTGATAACGGAATATTGGATATTGTTTCAAGTAAAGCTATTCTAAATATCCTGTATGCACGTTTTTCGTATTGCTCATGCCATTTTAACCATTGCTCTAAATATTCGGCATTGTTCATGGTTAGTCAAGGTTAAAGCTTCTTACCAATGTTTCATCAGGAACGATAACATCTTCAATGGGTGTTAATCCGGATTTAAGGAAGTGTTGGTTCATTTCTGGAGTATCAATATCACTGTATCGTAATGCAATTCTAAATTCTCTTGGCGAAATAGCCGCGTTATCCAAAGCAACAGAAAGCCAATCGACCATCGTTTTCATATCAGGCTGCATTTCTGGTAATTCCGAAATATCAAACGTTAAATGAACTTCTCCTAAATCTTTGAATAATGGATAGTACCTATCATTTAAAGCATCCTCATAAATCTTTAAATCTGGAGAAATACGATTTGAAATTACTATTTTCCAAATTGCCTGTAGATTATCGTATTTAGCATCATTGTTCAATAATAAATCTGACCATCCTAACGCGTTACATATTGCTTTTTGGCTTGATTTAAGGTAATCGAATGGTTGTAGCTTATCAGTATCAACACTTATCTGAGTAAATCCCAAAGGCGCGCTTGCTCCTGCAATTCTGCCTAACGATTGTTCACTGGCCTGCATTTCGACAAGTCTTGACTTTAACTCTGTAGCCTGCGCTTCTGTTAATGGTGTTTGTCCATCCTTAGCATGAATAAAACCAAATGATCCGCCAGACTTCATAACCTTAGCGGAATTATCTTTAGTTAAATTCTGTATCTGCATATCTATCAGAACAGAACGCAAAGGAGATTGTCCATATAATTGGCTACCGTTTAGATCATAATTAGGGTTAGGATATTTTGAATGTATTACATCATCCGCCTCGAATTTAATGTATGAGCTACCAAAGGTTAGAATATAGTGGCTAATTGGATTTGAAAGTGTTTCACTTTTTGCGTCATCTTTCAAAACAATCTGCATAAACTGTGAAGGCAGAATAAATCTAGCCATTGGTTTGCCAGCATTCGGTCCATCCTTAATACGCAACATCCATTGGTAAGCATTGCCTGTAAGCAACATGAAAGTTTCCCAAAGTTCTTTATATTCGGTTTCGGATTGATACCAGTTTGGCCTGTCAAAAGGTTCTTCTATTTCTTCGTTGTTTAAGGCTTTGGTTTCCAATAATCGCTTGTTGGCCAATTCTTGCGGATGCAAAGATTTAACGTAAAGTTTCTCCAATGATTTTAAAGACTTCCTATCGTTTACCTCATTCAATATTCCAGGCACGCTAGCAAACTTCTTTGATATTTGGCTTACAACCGAGAACACATCGCTATTCTCGTTATATCCTTTTTGGATGTAATCGTGACCTCTCCAGTCATACTTTGTCAATCCAGCGCCTACGTAAGCAAAGAACGCCTCATTAAAAACATTGTTCAATGCTTCTGTTAATCCCTGTTTGGGTACTATTGCCAATGCAAGCGATGTACGCAAGCGACTTAGGTTAAACGCCATATAGAAACAAATGTAATAATTTCATTACCTAAAATGTAAAAAAGTTTTTTACCAGGCCAATCGACTCCATTTCGTGGTACCTAACAGCATCAATACCATGATTGAATTTATCAATAGGTTTATTCATTTTCTTTCCTGTTTTGTCGGTATCCCAACAATATTGCCTAAACTCTTTGATAAGGTCAACACTTCTTGAAGTTATCAAATATTCTTGTGATTGCATTATCTGAATACCGAAACCAATGCTATCCGCACCTTTAGTTACACCTTTAATCAACACGCCCAAACGCTTTATTTCTTCAATAGATTTAGGCTCTGCGCTATCTGCATAAACAATTACATTTGGCGAACAGCTTTTAGCAATCTCACTGTTTACCATTCCAGTATTGAACAGTACTTGATCAAGTATTCTTTTACCGTCTAACTCGTAAACATCAATTAACGCAGTAGGATCATTGGTATATCCAAAATCTAGCCCACTACCGATTTTATTTGCTTCTTTAGGTATAACGTCTATTATCGAATAATTATTGAATATAACACCTTCAAGAGAACCCAATAGTCCTAAGCCGTAAACATTCCACCAGTTTTCCCAGTACTTAGACGTTTTTCCTTTCTCCCTAGCCTTTTCAATCTCCTTTATAATTGCGCTAGATAAGGCTTCATTATCTTGATAGGTTAGTGTTAGCCATTCTACATCCTCATCGCCTTTAAGTTCGGTATATGCCCAAAATTCATTTGATGGGTTAAAATCTAGCCAAATACTTTCGCTTGTTCTAATCGCTAATTGATGGTAAGTTTCGAAAGTGATATTATTACACTCGTTAACATAAAGTATATTCCTTCTTGGGCCACGAACTTTATCTTCCTGATCTGCAGAAAAGAACTCAATATAACTTCCATTAACGAAAGTGTAAGTCATGTAAGTCCTGTTGTAATTGGCGTCAATGTATCTGCCAGTAGACTTCATTATTTTAAGGAAATCTTTTAACGCTCCTTTTCTAAGGTGAGGAACGGATTCGGAAACAATGGATATTTCAGTTTTACCATGCTTTGCGGCGTAGTCTATCAATATTGGTATTATACCAAAAGTTTTACCCGCACTTGTTCCTCCTGGTATAACCTTAACCCTTTTAGTTAATCCGCGAAGTTTTTTTATTGCTGTTGTGTAGGTGAAACCCTCTACTTTATTTACTCTCTCCATCGCCAAACAATGGTTGCTCGTGTTTAATGGTTGCTTCAATCTCTTGTTTATCGGCCCAATTAAAACGGTTCTTCATATTCATATACCATCCAGTATAGTTAAAGTCCTTATTCTCAAGGTTTTTGCGGCCTTTTTTAGTCCACCAAGCCTCTGATAAATCTTTACATCTTTTTACGGTGTCGGAAAATTCTTCATCTCTTTTTGACAATTCATAAAAAGTATCTCTTGAAATTTCTAGTTCTACAGATAGCTCAATTATAGATGCTCCTTCTAAAGAAAGTTCTATAATTTTGTTTTTCCATCCCTCTGGTAAGTCTTTAATTTGTATTAATGGCCTTCCTACTCCCATACCCCAAAGTTAATCTTTATTTTGTAATTGCAAATTTTAATTCTTGGCCTGTTAAAATGTGTATGAGGTTCTGTAGTTGGTGTAAATATCCAAAACAACCAATCTCAATAGCTCCTATAATAACAACTTTTGCTGAGATATCAATAAAAATATCGTGGTTACCATTTAAAGTATTTATTGCTAAATGATATGTGTTATTATAAAAAATACTTTTCTCAAACCCACACTTCAAAAGTATTTCTTCTGAAATTTTAAGACCTTCAACTGTGAATTGAATATTTCCTTCAATTAAATGTTGTAATACTAATAGTGAAACTTTTGTTCTTAAGCCGTTGATTAGAA